AAATAAAGACCTTCTTCGGTTCTAGCTTCCCCGTTTGTGACACCGTATTTTAAAAGTGTTTCTTTAGAAACAAACCCCGGATCAGCCGTAACTACCCTACTTCCCCAGGACATACCACCCGGAAAAATATTAAAAAGTAGATCGTTAAAACGATCAAAAGTGTTCTCGTTTAAAATCACGTTATTGTCTAAAACACTGATCCCACGTACTCCGATTAAAACATGATCTAGATTAAAATCGATTTTGTATTTGGAATTTTTGAATTTAGATTTGGTAAGTTCGATTAGCTCTAAAATAAATTTATCATATCTCACAAAAAAGAAGATAGAACCTAAACTACAATATCGGATTAAAAAAAATGAAATGAAATTTTTAGATTTTTATTAACCTAAAGCACCAAAAGAAATACCTGTATAACGAAGCTTACTCACCTTCCACCAATCTTTGAGTTCGTTCGAAAGTTGTTTGATCCTGGCCCCAAAAAAAGCATTTTCAGCGGACATAGTAGTTCCGATCGACTCTGAAATAACTCCTACAGAAGTAGAATAGTTAGAGATTCCTCCAATGATACCTTCACCATAAGAAGACAGAACACAGATTAAAAAGTATTTTAAAATTTGATCCTTTAGTTCTCTGGGAACTCTGGACGCGTGATCGTAGCCTGAAGTATAATCCACTTGATAAGCACCTGGAAGATTTGAAATATTTTGACTTAAAGCACGATAACCTTGAATCCCAATTTGAGGAGTAAAACCACTATTACCAAAAGGAACTCGTGTATAGACAGCCCGTAAAATTCCTGTTTTAAATTGTATATTTGCTTTTTCTGTTAGATTTAAAATCGTAGAACCGTTATGAGGAAAGGTCAAAACCCATCTATGTAATCTACAGATATTTTTTCTTCTGAGTTTAAGAAAAAAATTTTCACTCTTAAAAGAATCAAAGTCATAAGTATCGTCCCATTCTGCATAGCCTTCAATTCTACCCGTTTTAGGTTCTAAATCCTCTCTCCCCTTTTGACCCGGTAGAGGTCTTGCACGAAATAACCTAGGATAAATATCCCAATCGATTTCTTGAGCAAAAGCTAGTACGGTTTGATCCACCCAGTTTTTAAGCTGAAAATCTTCTAGTTGAGTTCCACGAGTTGTTATTAAGGTCTCGTTACCAAAAAGCATAATCCGTCTAAGTTCGTCCGGATGAATCAGACAACCCCAACCGGGAAGGGGTGTATTTGATTTTTCAAGTTCGGGATAAATCTTAGCGGAAAGGTCGTGGTATTCGTAGTCTTCGGATTGTTTGTTTAAATCCCCACCGTAACTCATAATCTATTTATTAGAATATAATAAATATTTAAATATCGGAATGGATTTTTGATTTTGCGATTTGAAGCTGTTCTATCGGTATCGAGTAGGTTTTACCGGAAGCAAATTCACACAGGACGGTTTTACCGTCTTTTGTGACTTCTTTTACTTTAGCAAGCATCCCACCTACGTTTACTTTGTTTTTTGCGTAAATCCTCATGATCAGACCAGGTTTAGGTATTTGTGGACCGCTTCCGTAAGTTTTTCTTTGTTCTCTTACTTCTTCCTCGAATTTTTGGTGCCGAATTTCTCTTTGTTTAGCTTCTATTTTTTCTTTTTGGGTAAATTCTTTTTGATAATTGATTTTATTTCGGTCGTGTTTTGCTTGATCGATTCTTTTTTCGCGTGGATTTCTAAAATCCTCGTTTGTCCTAGTATTTCTAAAGGCCATATAGTCACCCGATTTACCGTGAACGACTACCTTTTTTTTGACTAACGCATTTGAGTTTAACATAAGAATCAGTGAGAAGAAAGACTGGAGTTGATCCAAAAACCGGAAAACTCAATCACTCCCGTAAAACTGATTTCGTTTGCACAAATAGGAATCATAAACTGAAAATCACCATTTCCTTTTCTGGAATAATTTCTAAAATTTGGGTCTGAGTTATTTCCTTTCACGTTCATTTGCCAACTACCATCGGACCTAATTGCTGTAATAAAATAAAGTCTATCGTTAGAATTTAAAATACTATTCCCGGAAAGTGTAAACTGGTTTTGAAACTGGATACGATTTATATCCTGTAGAATGATCGATTTACGTGACATTGAAAATCGAATATGAAGTATAAAATAAAATATCGGGAAATAAAAATTATAAAAACTTTTAAACATATAAAACATAAAATTTTAGAGTTTTTTAATTTTCGTAAAATTATTTAAAACCCTATTTTAAATAATTTATAATAATTTAAAATTATTTTTCAACCGATAGACAAACCCTTAATTTAAAACTAAGGGTATGGAAAAAAAAGTAGGCCGACCTAGGGGAAATAATTACGAAAAAAATTTAGCGATACGTTTAAAATCGAATACAAACATACAACCTACAAAAGTAAACGAACACCTAATCCATTTAGCAAAATCATTTTTTAACCAAGTCAATTCTGAAAATATAGAAGGTAGAAAACCGGTATATAACTATGATCAGATAAATCAAATTAAAGACGGTGTATTACTCAGACCGCCTTTTAGAATACCTGTCTCACAACTTAGAAACGCAAGTTACGGTACGAGTATAATCTCTGCAATCCATACGATCCGAATCGATGAGTTAAGTAGATACGCAAAATTAAATAAAAAAAAAGGACTTTGGTTTAGAACAGAAAACGAAGAAGACGAAATCACCGATGAAATCCAAGAAAAAATCAAAAACTGTTCAAAGTTTTTTGAAAGAATGGGGGATTTAACTGAAGGTTGGATGAATCGGGACAATTTTAGTTCCGTTTTTGAAATGATGATACGGGATACTTTAACCTTTGATAGTATCTCATTTTACTTAGTATATAACTCACTTGGTAAACTTGTAGAAATCAAATACTTAGACCCGGCTACAATTTTTCAGGTAGAAAAGGAAAAAGGGTATAAGGGTGACAGAAGTATATCTTTTGTACAAATCATAGACGATAGAGTTGTAGAAGTATTTAACGAAAATGAAATATTACTATTACATAAAAATCATATATCGGATATATCCATCCGCGGATTCGGTTTTTCTCCCTTAGAGGCTTGTATGTTGGATTTAGTGGGGGTGATTCGATCCTTAAAATTCAATCGGGATACTTTTACAAGACAACATCCACCAGGCTTTATGTCTTTAATTGGGGACGCCACGCAAGAGGTCATAGAGTCCATACAACTACAGTATAGAGAAATGATTTCCGGTATGGACGATTCCCACACTATACCGATCCTTGGAACGTCTGCAGGTGAAATAAAATGGACTCCATTAAATATTGCTAATGATATGACATTTAAAGAGCTTATGCAGTGGTGTGTTTCTTTCGTAATCATGTCACACGGTATGGATCAGTCTGAGTTAGGTTTAAGACTTACCGGTTCAGCCGCACTCGGAGAAGCCAATCAGGTAGAAAAAAGTAAGTTTTCTTTAAATAGATCCTGTATTTCTTTACTCACATACTTTGAAATGGGTTTTAATAAGATCAGACAAATTAGAGAAGACGATTTTTCGGGTATTATTTGTGAGTTTGTAGGAACGGACCCGGAAGATGAAAAAGACAAACTCAGTAAAAATAAAGACGAAGTGTCAAACTGGAAGTTAATCGATGAAATCCGAATCGAACAAGATAAACCTACAATAGCCCAAACCCTAGCCGACCTATACGGAGTCAGTGAGGAAGAGTATAAAATGGCGGGTGCTGTCATTTTAAATCCTATTTTCCAACAAAATCTACAAATGATACAGCAACCTAAACAAAATAATCAAGATCCTAATTTAGGATATTCTGAAATAGAATCAAACGAAGAGAGTTTAGAAAAAGATCCGGATTTAGTATTTTAGAGATTGAGTTTTGCTAGATTGTTACAGGCTACCCCACCCACATTTTGAAAAGAACCATAAATCCACCAAGTGTCATTATCGTGAAAAAATCCTCTTTGAATAAAAGATGAATCGTTTCCAAGACCGTTTTGTGGGTAGTAAGAAAGAAGTTGCATCGAAGAAGGATCGATACAGGCAATTGAAAGTCTTTGTTCGTTATTTAAGTTAGTGAACTGTCCTGCAAGATAGAGTTTATTATTTTTAGATGCAAAACTCATTACATTCGGTTTTATCAAACTACCACCGAACTGATTGAGATAAGGACTAATTAGTTCACCCGTATTTGCGTTTAAAGCGGCAAAACCAAAACGACCAAGACCCGAAACCAAAGTAAATATCCCTCCTATAAAAAGAGTGTTACCGATTTGGATCATATCTTTGATATATGGATTTGCACCACCGGAAATATTATTTAAAGAACCCCAACTAGGAATAACGTAACCGGAACTTGAATCCAAAGCGGCCAGTTTTGGAATTGTATAACCTCCAATCGAATTAAAATAACCACCTACAAATACTTTAGATAAGTCTTTAGACAATAAAAGTCTATTGGGGTTACCACCGATTATATAATCTTGAGGATACCAAGGTAAGACGGAAAGGTTTAAAATATCAATTGCAGCTAACCTACTCCTTGAAACCCCACTTACCGAAGTGAAAGAACCGCATAAATAGAGGGTATTTCCTTTAACACAAAAATCGAATATATTAGGTGAAACTCCTCCGATTCCTCCACTCGGATACCAAGGAAGTAGTGTTCCAGTACTCGGGTCTAAAGCGGCGATACCGTTTCTATTTACACCGTTTACGGATGTAAAACTCCCTCCTAGTAGAAGCATATTATTTACAAGAATCATGGAACTAATTCCAACAACTCCACTTTGTCCTTGAAAAAGAGGAAGTATAGCTCCCGTATTAGAATCCAACGCGGCTAATCCGTTTCTATTTACCCCTCCAATACTCGTAAAATTTCCGGCGATAAAGATCGTATTTTCGTATTTTATAATAGAATAAATTTCTCCGTTTGCACCGTTTAAAGGAAAACCTGGATCTACGATCGGTTTTATTTTCGGATATTGGAAATGAGCAATCGGTAAAAACATTTAACCCATAGCAAGCAAACAAGATGAGAATATATTACCACCCACTTTTATAAACGTATAGAAGTCTTTTTTTAGAGCCGTAACCGTAGGAATAGGTACTGTGGAATTAGGCCAATAAAAACTACCACCCGACCAGGTGATCGTATACGAAGAACCGGTTGATTCTAAAATCACATTGATCACTTGGTTTTCCGCTAAATTAGTAATCGTGAATGTTGCGTTTCCTCCCGTAATTCTAAATAGATTGGAAATAGAGCAGTCTAACGTCTTATTTCCGGAAGAAAGTAAGGTTGTATTCGGAGAAGACTGTCTTAGATATTCAACCGATTTCATACCGGGAAGACCGAGTAATGAATTTAGGTTCGTTATCCTGTAACCCGTAATCGATGAGGAATCAAAAACGAATAATTCGTTATCAAGACCTGTAGAAAGAGTTGTCCAGTTACCAGAAGAATTTTTG